GCATGGCGTGAGCCGAGCGGGAGTAGTGGTCACGGGCCTCAGTGATCGAGGCAGCTCCACGCATCACCGGGTTGTTGTGCCGGGTCTTTTCCCACCACTTGGCAATCCCACCCTCGACCACGTCGGTCTGCTCGTTCATCGACTCCAGGGTATGGAACTTCGGGAACAGCCCCCTGTCGGCTAGAGCGCCATACAGCTCTTCGTCTGTGGCCGACACTGCCTTGCCACCGAGGGTGCCCCTGACGACCACGCTCCCTACCTTTGGCACTGAGCTGACCCCTTCCAGAGCTGCGATAGCGCTCCAGTTGGTGTAGTCGCCACGCACTCGCATGAGAATCATGCCGTCCTTGTAGGATCGAGCCAGCCCACGAGCGCCCTCAGCCAGGTAGGTCAGCGAGCCGTCAGAGATGAAGTTGCGCTCATGGTGGATCGGGTTCAGGATCGTAATGCCAGCCTTCCACATATCCTGTGCAGGCTTGATGATGTCCCGAACTACATGGCCCCAGTCGCCACCGTTGTCAAGCGACTTCTGCATGAGCACGTCGGCAGCGTGGAGCTGCTCAGCGATGGCAGGGTGCACGTACATCTTGGACGGAAGGTACTTGGCGAAGATCGACTTACCGGAAGGGTCGGAGAACTCCACCCAGCCTGTTCTCGGCGTCATCGACACCGCATCCAGGTCCTTCGCTGTCTTGAGCCAGCTGCTCGCTACGGCCTGATCGGTCATGATCTTCGCACCTACGGTGTGGACCTTGTTCAGGAACTCCGCTGCGTCCGTTACCTTCCACGACTTCGGCTGCTGCATTGCCTCAAACATGAAGCTCGTACCGTTCGCCAGCGAGTCAGTTTTCGCCTTTTCGAGATCGAACTCGAACGGCACGTCGTACTTCCTGAATCCTGCATTGACGTGCTCCAGGTTGGAGTTATTGAGGAAGAATCTGGAGTCCATCATGGAGATGGAGTCAGCCTTGCCGAACCACTGCTGCCAGATATCCTCGATGGCTGCATAGTGCTGGGCCAGCTCGGGGTTAGCCGGGGGCATGCCCTTCTGCACAGCAGCGAAGATCTCATCGACCTGCGCCCTAGGCACTGCTCTCGACACCGCTGAGAGCTTCTGCGCGGTGTAGCCCACGATGTTGTGCCAGGTGTTCTCGGCCTGCACCACGTCATTGTGAATGGCGCGCATCCTCCACTCACGGCTGAAGGTGTCCTTGAACTTCGACAGGAACCGGCTGTTCACGTCCATCAGGTGCTTGTCCCCGAGGTCGAGCGTGGTGGTGATCGGGTTGTCGCGAAGCAGCTCGGCGGCGGCATCGTCCATACCCTTGTTCGCGTTGTCTACGCCTGCACGCTGGATGTCCTCAGCGACCTGAGCGCCAGTCTTGCCACTCTTCCCCAGCGCTTCCTTCGACGCCTTGACCGAGATCTTCTCCCCGTTCACAGCGGCAGCTGCAACGGCCTTTTCGTAGGGGCTGATCAGGCTCTCCTCGACGGACTTGGCAATGCCCTCTCCGAGGTCGGTGGCCCCCAGCTTCTCTGCCATCTGGGCTACCCGTGACGTAGCACCGTTGATGCCCTCCATCAGGTCAGCGATCCGGCCCTCCTGGAACGCCTTCTCCAGGTCGTTCAGTGTGGTGTCGAGCATCAGGGTGGCCTCACCCATGCCGCGCTTCTCGAAAGCTGCTGCATTGGACTCAGCGGCTGCCCTGAGCTTCGGAGCTGCCTGCACGAGGGCGTCACGGAGCTTGCCAACGAAATCGACCTTCTCGTCACCGGGGCGGTACGGCCCGTACATGTAACTCTTGCCTTTGACAGTGGAAATCACCGGGTCAACGATGTTGTTTGGAATTTCCGTCCCACGATAGCTGCTCACCTGGCGAATGGCAGCCTCGATCTCGTTGGCTGTGCCTCCGTGAGCTGCAATGTAGGTGGCGTCGAGTAGGTTCGTCGGAGCTACCATCGTGTTGTTGTTCCAGAGGATCGGCTTCATCGACTCCAGATCAACGTCGTTCAGGATGTCGATAACCTGTGACATCGACACGGGGATGCGCTTCTGGGTCTCTACACCGAGCACGAACGGGATTCCATGCGTGTCCAGGACGCGCTCAGCGGCCCGTAGAGCCTCTAGGACGTGCTCCTGCATGTAAATGGCTCGGGTACCGCCTCCTAGTGCGCTCCCACCCTTGCCAGCACGCTTAGCGAGGTCACTGTAGTACCGGAGGATCGGCATAGCGAGGTCAGTCTGCTTGAACTGGTTCATTTCACGAGCGATATTCGCAACGGGGCCTTCTCCAGGTACAGGCGTCTCTGCCTCTCCTGTCTTCTTGGCTCCACGGCGAGTGGTCTTCGAGTAGATGGCCGAGTTTCGAACATCGATGATGTCCTTCTGTACGAAGTCCTTGAGGGCCAATTCGACTGCCCTAGCCGTTTCGGCCCCCACCCCCTCTCCAAGCATTCCCAAGGTCTCGGTGAGCGTCTTCGGCAGTGGTTCCGTAGCAGCTACATCCTGTGCCACTCGAATCTCTTTCGGCAGGCTCTTGAAGTCCACACCGAGATGTTGGAGCATCCGGTCAGAGGCAGGCATGATGGACTGCACTTCGTGGAGGTTGATGTTCCTGTCGAGAATGGCATTCAGTTCTGACATCACTTTGTCAAAACGTACATCCTGTGATGCCTTGCTCCCGTTACGGAGCAGCTGTGTAACCAGCTTCGGCCCCAGCTTGGCCTCCAGCTCGGCACGATTCTCTGCCAGCCGCTCCATGAAGGAACCGCGAGCCGACAGCACAGTGTGGGTGGCACTCGTGGTGCCACTGAGGGATGCCTCAAGGGCCTTTGTTGCCGTCCGAGCTTTCTCCTGAGCAACCTCGATCAGCCCATCGATCGTAGGCATGTTCATGAACTTGTCGTTGAGCTTCGCGTGGAGCGCTGCGTCCAGGGCCTCCGAGGCGTACTTCGGGTCATCGACCATCATCTTCGCGTGCAGCACAGCGTCAGCTGCGTCCATCTCCTGCTGAGCGTGAGCCGAGGCTTCGTTCACAGCCTTGTTCTCAATGGTGCGCCCGAGCGCGTCAACCGCGTAGCCCGAATCCTTGCCAGTCTGGAAGGCCGGGATGTACTTATCCTGGTGCCAGTTCTTCATCGACTCGATGGCAACCCTGTCGCCCTTGTTTGCGTCGAGCAGCACGCTCGGCATAGGGACCTGCTTGCCGAGATGGAACACCTTCGGGGCCTCTGAAAGCTTCATGTCGCCCATAGCGACCTCAGCTTCTTTCAACCAGCCCTTGTCGAACAGCTTGACTGGTGCCTCAGCGATGGCCTTCGCGGTGGCTGCTGCTACCTCCGGGTTGGCCTTGTGTGAGAGGCTCGGCTTGAACTCCGCGAGGGTATCCTTTACAGCCTTAGCCTTGGTACTTGACAACGCGGCGTCAAGAGCTGCCTTCGACTGTGCGAGCTTGTCCTCTGGCGCTATCGTCGCGAGCTTGATAGCCTCATCACTCTGCTTAGCGGCCAGCTCATTCAGACTGTCAGAGAGCTTGGCAGTTCCGGCCATATCGGCGCTGTCAACTGTCGGCTTCTCGATCTTGGTAGCGGTCTTGGCTGCATCCTCCGCTACGGTGGCAGCTCTCTTGGCGTCCTGCATAGCCTTGATGGATTTGACTGCCGTGGCTCCGACAGCCCCAGCACCCTTGACTGCTGAGCCGACGCCCTTCATGCCCTTCAGGATCACGCCACCGGGAATCCAGGTGAGCGGGTCGAGCGCTACGTCACCAGCGAACCCGACGATGCCCTTGAGCACCGGGTTCACGTTGTCAGGGGTGTCCTGGTACTTCGGGTCGAGCGAGCCGAACTTGTCAGTGCTCTGCTCCAGAACCTGGGAGAAGGTGCGGTGCTGCTCGGGCTTGTCGGAGAGCAACCCAGTGAGGAAGTTGCCCGGCACGTTAGCCGCCTCAATGCCCTGCCCGATGGCACCACCGATGTCGCCCTTGGCTGCGAGCTTGCCAGCGTTCACCCCGGCATTCACACTCGACTGGATGGCGTTGGTCACGCCCGACAGGGGGCGCGTGATGATGTCCATGAGCCAGTTGAGCGGAGACTGGGGCTGCTTGCTCTTGGCGAATCCTCCGGTCATCGGGATCTGCTTGTACTTCTGGGTCGCCTTCTTCTTGGGCGCACTGATATTCGCGTTGGCAGCCGCCTCCGCGAGGTAATCGCTGGCTGTCTTTGCCACGAGACCTCCCGGTTACTGCTTGATCTTCGACAGGTTGAGTCGCATCTTGATGTAGGTGTCCATCGCGGCAGCATCCTTCGGATCTACGCCAGCCGCTATGGCTTCCTGCTGCGCCTGGGCGAAGCTCAAGCTGCTCCCGCCATTCATAGCCGCCGCGTCCTTCTGGTTCGCGAGGGTTTGAGCCTGGACCTTGGCCGCGAGCGCCTGAAGGTTCAGCTGAGCCATCGGGTCGTTGGCAGCACCACGGCGCTGAGCAGCCGCGTTGTCCCAGTCTCCCAGCGCCTGAGCCAGGCTCATCACGTTGGACTGCTGAGAGGCGTTGGCCTGCTGCTGCTGGCTCTCAATATCCGCGAGCTTCTGCGCCAGGGTCCGCTGAAGAGTAGCGCGCTGGCTGTTCCCTTCGGCACCAGCAGCCTGAGCGACCTTGGTGTTGTAGGTCAGAGCAGACGCCTTATTCGAGCTGGTCTGCTGGGCGTTGATGTTCCTGCTCTTGGCGATCTCGGAGTTCGCGACGGACTGGTCCCGAGCTGCATTCGCTCCATTGGCTGCGAGCACACCAGCCGCCTCCGGGATACCGAGCTGCTGGAACTGCTGGGTCTGCGCCTGACGAGCCTGGTTGTAACCCTGTGCTGTCGTTGCGGCAGCCTCATCAGCCGCCTTCTTCTGCTCGGCAGCACTCGTGTCGTAGTAGCCCTGGAGCTTCGGAGCGTCAGCGTTGTAGCTGTTCTGAAGCTGCTGGTACATGGCATTCAACCGAGCATCCCCAGAAGCCGCGTTCGACTTCAGTTGATTACGCTGAGCTGAGAAGTCAATGCTCGGAACCATCCCCCGAGCACGGTTCATGTACTCCTCAAAGCTCTTTACCGGATCTTGCCACTGCTCGACAGGGAGATCTGTCTGGACTGCTTTCTTCTTGGCAGGCGCGGCCTTCTTGACTGGAGCCTTTGCAACCTTCTTCTTCGTCGCGGTGCCAAAAGCCATGTCGCCAGAGCGGGGCATCTTCTTCCCGGAGATGGCTCTACCAATGTCAGAAGGGGCATTGTAGACGTTCCTGCCGTAGTCCTTGAAGAAGTTTCCGAGTTCACCGAGTACCCCGCCGTTCTTGTTGTACTTGGTGGGCTTTGGCTTAGCCATGTGTCAACTCCCTAGATCATTGCAGCCTGAGCGGCCCGACGCTGAATCGCTTCGGCACGAGCCTGCTGCACAGCCGAGTTGTTCTCGTCCTGGAATCCGGTACGCTGACGAGCGATGTCACCGAGGAACTTGGTCCGCCCAGTGTTGATGCCACCGAGCTGATCGTTCAACGAACGCGTCAGGTTATCATTCGCAGTCCCGTACAGGGACGACTCCAGAAGGCCACGGCCTGCAAAGTCATCCTGCTGGTTCTGGAAGGATCGACCGGCAGCCGTGTTGAGGTCACCGAAATTCCAGGCACCCTCGTTGACGCCCTTGGTGGCCGGGTCATCCTGAGTCCACCCGAGGTTCTTGACGCTCGAACCGTAGTCGGTCTCGTAGTTCCCAGTCTGAGCCGTGAGGTCAGCCATCTGGTTCTCCAGGGCCTTCACCAGAGCAGCGACCTGAGCCGTGTAGGAGCTGTCAGCTCCAGACGCCAGGTAGTCCCCATCGCTCATGGGCGGCGGAGCTGCCGGGGGAGCTGCGATGGCGGGAGCGCCACCACCTCCACCACCGGAGGGCGCACGACGCGGAGCAGCGGCACGAGGAGCAGCAGCACGCCGAGGAGCAGGAGCTGAGCGCCTGACTGCTGCTGGAGCAGCAACCGAAGGTGTCGGACGCGGGGTTGGTACGGTGGTGCCCCAAACGGTCTTGGTGTTCGCACCGCCTTGGTTTCGTAACGTTCCACCAGGCATTAGGTGATCCTTCCTCTAATCGCCCGTAGACGAGCGTTCGCTTTAGGCTTCTTTCCGACAGGGGGTGTTGGAACCGAGGTTCCCCAGAGCGTCTTGGTCGAAGCTCCAGTGCTCTTGGGTAGGCCGAAACCCTGTGATGGCTTACGTGGGAATGGCGGCTTCGGCGGGACCGGCTTTCTTGAAATCATCTCAATGCTGCTCTCTGTATCAGGGCTGCTCGCCTTGCGGCGTTTGCAGCGTCACGGCCACCGTAACCAGCACTGGCCTGGAGTGACTGAACCTGACCCTGGTTCGGGCTCGGTCGGCCTCCCAGTCCGTATGCCTTTGCTCCCGCCGCGAACTGGTTGAAGCCCCCGCCTCCGATAGGGGGGGCACCATAAGGCCGCGTTGGGATATTCACATGCCGAGCATAACATCAGCTCACTGTTTTGGAGACCGTTGCCTTCGATGAAACGTAGGTAACTAGGGTGAATAGACGCACTGGTGCCGTCGAGCTTGACCCATCTGTGTCAAAGTCCACCTTGAAATTGATCTGCCGGAAGTACAGGCTCTTGGCGAACTTGACAAACTTTCTCATAGCCCCAGTTCCGGCTGTGCTCCGCACCGTCTGGATCGCGAGGGTCCCCGAGAACGGCTGAGACCACGTGAACTGCTTGACCATCCCCCACGTGGTTCCCCGCACCGTGCCCCACGTGACCTGCTGGTTGAAGGTGATCGGGGTAGCCAGAGCTGTAACCGTAGTTCGGAAGTTGGCGTCAGCTCCCCACCAGAACAGCCGCTTTTTGGTCGAGCTGGCCTCGTAGTTGTAGTTCTTCGTCTGCGCAGTGCAGTGGAACGCCTCAGCCTCAGTGGTTATACCGTCAGTGATGAACAGCGTCTTGGCCGTGCGAAGCGAGGTAGCCGTGCTGGTGCTCGCGTTCACAGTTCCAGTCCATGCGTAGTCCCAGTAGATCGTGTCGGTGAGGGAACCAGCCATGAACTCAGTAGCCACAGGGCCTGTCTCGACCTGCACAGCATCCATATCCAGGTAAGACCCAATTGACCAGAACGAGCTATTGGCATCCGTAGAGTAAGCCTTCCAGTCCACCGTGGTGTCGCTAGCACCTGAAGTAGCCGTCATCCAAATCCGGGTCCAAACGCCTGCCGGGCAATAGAAAGCCGGGCCGGTTGCATACACCGTGGGGGTGGCAGTGGCGAAGAATTGCAGCTGCGGGACGATTACTTGATTGATCGAGGGGCGGACATACATCGACAGCGTGTACTGCGTGTTCGCGGAGATCGCGATACCCCCGACGAAGCACCCACCAGTTTTGGTATTGGTGGCGACAGTCCAGGTAGATCGGACAAACCCGTTCGACTCAAACCCTGCCCCAGCGCTCCAGGCCATGGACCCAGCTCCAGGAGCGGAGCCTGCCCACATCCCTGCTCCAGTAGAAGCTGCGTTGAACGTCGGATTGATTACTCGATTGGTTCTCACCACGGACCCGGCTGCTGCCACCGTGCGCGAGCTGTGCACCACCCCTGAGATGAACTGGCTGGTCTGCTCCAGCGTGATGATCTTCCCGATAGGCCCGTGCGTAGTCGAAACCCAGGTAGTCCACGTCCTCGTGTTCAGCGAGAAGACGAACATGGTGTCGTAGTAGGAGAAGATGATCCGGTTGCCGAACGTCGAGGCAGCGAATGGCTTGTAGAGGCCGGTACGGTCAATGGCCATGAACGGGACTTGCTGATTGATCTGCGTCGCCCGGTTGTTGTAGAACTCATAGCCGCGCTCGCCGTCCATGAAGTACAGGAAGCCCTCGTAGGGCACCAGTGCGTCCTTATCTGACAGACCGATGCCGGGCGCGATGAGGTTGACCGAGCCAGAAGCCGGGTCGGTCGAGTACAGGAAGTTGTAGATCGAGTTGGTGCGGAAAATCAGGATCTGCTGGTAGTAAACCACGATCTGCACGATGTTCTGACCGTCGCCCGAGCCGATGTCAACGAAGTCCGGCACGGCAGGCCACAGGGGCACAGTCCCGAGCACCTTGGAGAAGTACACCGTGGTCCCGTTGGCCACAGCACCCTTACCGACTGCGGCCCAGAGGCGCGACTTGTGCGCCACGAGGACCTCGCCTTTCGGCATGTTGGCATCAGCCACAAATCCCGCCGAGGGGTCCCAGTTCCCACCGGGGTTGGCTGATCCGACAGGGGCCATGAGCCACGCCTTGCCTCCGAACTGACTCATCGCGCTGGCCGCGATGGTGTTGGTCAGAATCGTCCAGCTCGTGCCGGTGTAGTAGTAGGTCGAGGTCAGGCCATTGGACGCGATGAGGTAGGCAATGCCACCGGGGGCGTAATAGTAACCGAGCAACGTCATGTTGCCGGTCGCCCCCAGTGGCATTGACACATTGCGGTCAACAATCGGTGGCCGAGACTTCAGCGAGCCGTCAAAATCCAGCTCGAAATTCTCACACTTCACCAGCTGATTGTCTCCGACAGCTGTGGGGTCGCTGTAGGTATTGAGGCCCCCTACGAACGGGCCTATGACGATTGCTTCGCCTGCCATGAGCTAGTCTCCAACGAGGGTGATTACGGGATAGGTGAGATTCTGCGCGTTGCGCTCCTCTTCGCCCATGTCGGCTACCGAGGCATCGAACTGCTGGCCCTTTGCCTGGCTGGCCACCCAGTCCTCATTCAGCTCGTAGGCTTTCTGGAGCACGTAGTTGAGGATGTTCTGGTAGTACTTGTCCGGGATCGTCAGGGTGTCCCCCATGCCCGTGATGCGGACAGGTCTCAGGGTGTAGTAGAGGGTGATGGTCTTCACCGCGTTCGGCACCGGCCAAAATGAGAAGGTCCCGCCCCACTCGTACCACAGCTCGGGAGTGCCAGCCTGGGTCATCAGCGACCCGTTCCCAACCAAGCTCTCCTCAGCCTGTGCGAAGGTCATGTTGGGGAGCACACCACCGTCGTAGTGCAGCGCCTCGACCTCGTGAATCTGAACAGCGGGGAAGGTGTAGCTTGCCTGCCCGATCACGCTCGCCAGGGTGCTCGTGCCCTTCAGGATCTTGTTCCGGTTAGTGATCTCCTCCGTGGCGTCGTTGACCCACATGATGATGTCGTTGTCCTCGATCTGGACACCGGATTCGTCACCGAAGACCCTAGTGACGGCTGCCTTCACCATCGTCATCGTGCGGGTTGGAGTCTGGTAGGGCATGTCACTTTCCCTTCTTGTCGTTCTCGTGCGCGCGGAGCCACTTCAGTATGGCAGCTGTGCGGTGAGAGTTGTGATGCCCCTTGCCGACAGGCCCTTTGCGCTTCTCGATTGCGTCGATGACACTCTTCTCACGTGGAGTCATTCGTCCGGGCATGGTGGCCTACTTCCTGTACGTCTGTCCGTTGTGCCTCATGAAGTTCGGAGAGCGATCTCCGAATACAAAGGCCCCGAACTCGGCTATGTCCTCAAGCTCCTCCTCTTTCTTCTTCAGCTTGAGCAGCTCGTCGGCGCGCTCACGAGCTTGGATCTTGTCGAACACGTCAGCGATGCGGTGTTTGGAGAGGTCGCCCTCGAAGATCCACGCGAGGATCGCGTTGGTGTTCTTCATCTCCTCATCGGAGAGCCAACGCATGACGTAGCTCTTGGTGCCGGGCGTGTTGTCCACGATCCGCCACGGCTTCGCGTCGGTCGCGTCACGATCCTTTGGCGGGATGAACTGAAGCTCGAAATAGTGGTTGTAGTCGTGCAGGACACCGGCAAGGTGTACGTGCTCGTCAGAGATGAAGGCCCCGAGTTCGGAGTTCCATGTCGGGGCTGAGAGTGAATTATCCATGACCACATCCTAACCGAAGGGAAGAGGGGCAGTAGCTAAGCTACCACCCCTCTCTACCCGCTCACATGGCCTAAGCCTCCGTGAGGTCCTTGATGACACCGTGAGTGTTGCGACGATCGGTGCCCAGCTCGTGGTACTCCACGAGACGTGCATACCAAACGTCGTAGTCGCCAGCCGCGTCACGCTGCTGCTTCCACATGCTGCCATCGCGGTCCAGCCAGTGCCACTCTTCGTTCCGGTAGAACGTGATGGCGTCTTCGTTGATGAACCACTGGGTTCCCAGCGGAGCATCGACATCGGCCACGACCGGGATCTCTCCCTTGTCGGTGGTGAAGGCGAGACCAGTGAAACCACCAGTGAACTTCTGGTCGTTGACCACCTGGCGCTGCTGCGAGAGCAGTGCGAAGTAGGCCCGGCGAACACCGAGGCTCTGGAAGATCACCGAAGTCGATCCACCACGTACCCGAATGTTGTCTGCCATCTGGATCATGCGAGCCTCAGACAGTGCACGAGGCGTGCCACCGTTGGAATCAACCGTGGCGGTCCACTCCGGCTCAGCTGCCGGGTCGATGTTGTAGAGGATACCGGACGCTGCGACGATAGCCGCGAAGCCCGTGATCTCTCGACCGAGCGAACCGTTACGGACGATCAGCTGACCAATCACCGTGGTGAACGTAGCACCCGACAGGGTGATCGTGTTCGTGGTGAGGTTGATCGCGGTGATCGTACGAGCCGACGCGACGACGGTGGACGGCAGGGTGATGAGATCAACCAGCTCCCCCATCTGTGCGAGTCGAGCGTCCGTGACGACGACGTTGTTGGTGCCAGCGACAGCCGTAGCTGCCACCGCGATACCACCGTTGCCATCACCATAGACCTGACGGTTCATGTCCTTGAGCGCGTCTTCTTTCAAGCCCTCAACTTCCTGATCGAGCGCCTTGGCGAAAGCCTTGGAGTCCGAGTCAGAGAGTTCGATTGCCTGGCCGGTGAGGGTGAGTCCACCGTAGGCGTACTTGAGGCCGATTCGTGCGGCAGCAGTACCCTGCTGACCGGGAAGCGGCAGCGCTTCAGACTCGTTGCGAGATCCGAGACCGGAGTTGCGACGAGTGTGGACTGGGAAGGTAACGTACTTACCCCCAGTTTCGGAGGTAACACCAGAGCCGGAGCGCGTGATGCGCTTCAGAGTCGTGGTCTCCTGATTGATCTGTTCACGAATTCGGCCCTGGTAGACCTCTTTCATGTACGGAGTAATTGATGCGAGCGTAGCGCCCATGATCTTTGCCTTTCATATGAAAGGGACCTGGCGCTAGCTTCTATCTACCCGAGGAGTTGTTCGCTGCGATGTCAGCCGCGATGAGGTCCTGAACCTGCTGTCGTGACAGCTGACCGAGGCCCTGTGTGGGCTGACCAGCGGAGGGAGCACCCCCGTTAGTGGGAAGAAGTTTCGGTGCCAAAGTCCCAGGACGTGGAGTACTGAGGATTCGGTTCCGTAGCTCAGAGAACCAGCCGGTGTAGACCTCTTCGAGGGTAGGGACGAATCCCTTCTCCAAGTTGGCAGGCTGCTGAGCGACAAAGGCTGCTCTTCCCAAAATGTCCTTGAGATCCTCTGGCGACACGTCCGCGTGAGCGGTCTTGAAGCTGTCGATCTCTGTATCCAGGTCTGCCTCTGCTGTTCGCATGACATCCTGCTCAGCCTGGTATTCGAGAAACGCTTGCATCTGTTCCTGCTGCTCGGCCAGTTGGTCGAATCGCGGGTCCTGAAGCTGCTGATTCTCTCCACCAATTTCACCGGCATCCGAGGCGTCCTGCACTTCCTCCTGGGTAGGCATGCGCCCGGTTTCCTGGAGGAAATTGCCTAGATACTGGTAGACCTCTTCCGGTGACTCATCGATGCTCCGAGTGATGTTGAGAGCGCTTCGCAGTTGCTCAGGGGTTACTCCCTGATCTGCGAACTCTTTCCAAGGCTTCAGAGCCTCATTGCTCGCCTGGACGCGCTGCTGCGCGGCCTGGTCGAACTTAGTGAGTTCCGGTTCGATCCTGCTGAATGAGATTGGGTCGAGCTGAGAGCGCAAACCTTCCCAAGCGGGGTTGCCTTTCGACTCCTCCGGCTTAGTCTCAACTTCTTCAATCACTTCCTCGTTGTTATCGAGTTCGTTGGTTGCGTCATTGAGGTTGGGCATTTTGCTCTCCTGTTTGCCGTACCGTTTCCGGCCCTAGCTTCTCGTGTGCCGTACCGCGTGAGCGGCCCTAGCGGGTATTTCTCTGATCTTAGCGATTGACGTGCAAAAGTCAAAACTCTGGGGCGTGTCTTAGACCCCCGGTAGCCCGGCCACAAAGATGTTATGCGTCCGACAGATGTAAACGAGGTCACTCTTAGTGCAGCCCTCCAGGAACGTGTTGGGATACAGCCAAGCCACACCGGAGCCAGAAATGGCGATCTTCAGCTCCAGCATGGTCGGGAGCCACTGAGGCCAGCGAGTTCGGTAGAAATTTGCCGGATCGGAGTTTGACGTGCCAATGACCCTCGGAGGATACGCCTCCCAGTTCCCAGACGCGATGCCTGCTGGAGGAGGGGAAACCACGGCCCCAGCTGTGATGGTCGGCACCCTGGCTTGCGCGAGCGTGATTCCGACAGGGGTAACCAGAGCGGCAGCACCCTGCACCAGCGTCACGTAGGCGATAGCCCCCACCATTGCCAGGGCAGCCGTCACACTCGCTGCGGCAGCTACTCCTGGAGCGAAGCACTGGACATCCACGAGAGCAGGGGGAGGAGCTACTACGCCAGCGCCCCCGCCGCCTGTCACCAGCGGAGCGAAAGCCTGAGCGCTCACCAGTCCGACAGGGGGCGAGACCAAGGCTGCCCCAGTTGCTGTCGGGGAGGAGGCTGCCACGACAACCGTAGCCAAGGAAGAGGCCACGGTTGCCGCGCCAGTTACCACAGGAGCGACCCCTATCACCGCCACTGTAGCAGCCGGAGGGGAAAGGGTGTCCGGGTCGTAGATCACCGGGGCCAGTGCTGCCACGATCACCGTAGCGAGTGGTGGGGAGATCGTCACGGCCCCTGTGACACCGGGAGTCAATGCTGCCACTGTCACCGTGGCAGTCGGGGCAGAAACTGTCTGGTCCCCGGCCCCACCCGATACTGTCGGAACAGGGGCCGCGATGGTGACGACCGCTGCTGGGGGCAGAACCACCTGATCTACCGGAACGGTCGGCACCGGGGCAGCCACAGCGACCGTGGCCAGAGTAGCAGCCACAGTCACCGCCCCCGTAGCAGTCGGGGCTAGGGCCTGTGCTGCCACTGTAGCAGTCGGCGGTGCCAGGTTTGCAGGCCCGGATACCACCGGCACCAGAGCGGTAACCGCAACCGTTGACAACGGAGCGCCAATTCCACCACCCAGCAGGGGCACAAGAGCTGTCGCTGCGACCGTTGCAACCGGAGGAGACACGAGCACTGCCGACGTGACGACAGGAACCTTGCCTACCGCTGTAACCGTAGCTACCGGGGGGGAAACCGTCGAAGCTGCCGTCACTGCTGGGACGAGAGCAGCTGCTGTGGCTGTAGCTGCCGGAGGTAATAGCCCACCACCAGTCACGGTAGGAACAGCGCCAGCCACTGTCACGGTTGCTACCGGGGGAGAGACAGTCTGGTCCGATGCTGCCACTGTCAGAGCAAAAGTCACTACCTCACAAGTAGGCAGAGATGTCCCAGTCATGGTGCCGGTTGGCGTCCAGCTCGTCACCGATGAAGCGTTAGCCTCCGCCATTGAGAAGCCGTAACCATCAGTCGTGGCGAAAGCGACACCATGGTCAACCAGCTCAGAGGGGGTCGGAGATCCAGTCCACGCACACGCTGTGTACGCCTTGCCCGAGCTGATGCCAGCGCCCTTGGCTGTACCCAACCAGTGAGGAGTAGCTGCCAGCGCGGTCAGCGCTGTGCTCGCTGCTGTAGCACCGATAGCCGCGCCTGCTGCTGACTTGACGAAAGCTGTGCCGGACGCAAACTCATAAAACGTCGCCGTCACGGGGTAGTTCGTCCCGTTGTGGGTCAGGGTCGAGACATCCGAGCCTGCCAGGCTCGCTCGGTAGAACATGTAGATTCCACCGTTGCCGACAGCAGAGCCACCAGTCGGGAGCGTCCAGTTCGTCGGGGTCGTGGTGGTCACCGCACCGTAGACCACTATCACGCCAAACCGGCCAGCCGTGAACGTGAACGCCGTCCCGTTGATTACGGTCCCGCCACCCGTAGCGTTCGACGGATTGAATATATGGGTGGTCGAAGCGTTACGGGGAAGGGCAATCGTGACTCTGTTTAGCCAATCGGACATAGCCCCTCCTCACTACGAAGCTGTGAAGGTGGCGATTCCGCTCGCGTTCCAAGCAATCGTGAAGGTCGCTGCCGTAGTCGAGACATCCGCCCCGAAATCGACGTAGGCGATCAGAGGTCGAGTGGCATCGGTAGCCGGGGTCGAATCGTAGATCACTGCGTAGCGAGCTGTGATGGTGGAGGTCGTCCAAGCGGTGTCCGCCGCATCGAGCGTCATCACCAGCCCAGAGTTTGCCACCGTCACCGACGTAAGAGCTGCACCAGTCGCCGTGTAGCCCGTGCCTGAGACCTCGTTCGTGACATCACTCTTGTACTTGTGCGTCGTCTGGTTCGGGGTGTACGCCGACGTGCAGAGCATCACCTTGAGCGTGTCGGAGTCGAGATCGACTTCCTTGTTCTCCAGCGTCAGAAAGAACTGCGCATAGACCTTCGCGGAAACAGCCATTTACTTACACTCCCGGTAGTCCGGCCACTGCAATTCCATGCGTGCGGCAGATGTAGATGAGGTCGTTCTTGGAAGCTGTTCTCATGTGAGCAGCCGGGTACTTCGCCGCGTGCGCGGAGCCTGCAATTGCAGCTGTCAGCTCTGCAATAGTCGGCTTCTGCCCAAGGTTCGGCAACTTACCCGCACCAGTGGTGTTCTGGTTACTCGGGTCGTAGTCAGGCATTTGGATCTCCTCCAGTCTGGGGGGCCATGTCCGGCGCGGCTCCATTCGGTGCCAGTGTATCAGCAGGAGAGCCAGATGGCGGTGCAGCATTAGGGTCGCCGCCCATAGAAGGGTCTCCAGTCGAAGCAGCCATCTGCTGCATCATGACCTTGAAGGCAGCTTTGGCTACCATCGCCTCATGCCACTTCACATGCAGCTCGAATTCGGCCTGAATGGCAGGATCGAGCATTTCGTAGCCCTGAGACATCCGATACTTGTTGTGAGTCTCGATATGCACCGGATGTACGTCGAAATCGGCCACAGGAACCAACGGGACCTTCATGGTGTCCTCTGGACCCCCAATCGGGGCCTGAGTCGGGTCCTGTCCGCCCGTTTGGTCCACCGGGGCCGGTTCGACACCCCCTGGGTCGTCCGCTCCAGGCGCTACGCCAGTAGGGTCGTCCATCGGGGTCTCTGCTCCCCCCATTGCAGGAGCTGGAGCCGCTGGAGGGGCATTCGGGTCGGGAGGAGCACCCGTAGGGCCTGCCGGTGGCCCCACGGGCGGCTGTGGCGCTAGTGAAGCCATCATCTGCTTCATCTGCTGTTCCTGGTCCCACTTCATCTGTGACATTTCGATGTCAATGGGGCTAAGAGTGCGCATTTTCATGTTCTCGCGCTGAGCCTTGCGCTCTGCGACGTTCATGAGGTCGAGAATCTTGTCCGTACCGCCCATTTCGAGTAGCTTGAGCGCCTGATTCGGGTCGGTGATGAGTCCAGCGCTGAACATGTCCATGATTTTGGCCTGTTTGGCAGCCTGAGACTCGCCTACAGCCGAACCCTTCTGGATTCGGATGTCCATGCCGTTCTTGATGTCGGCTCCCGACAGCTTCAAGAGGTCGAAAGCCTGATCCGTGCCCACGGTCTTGAGCTTGCGCGGCATATCGACATACTGGACGAAGATTCCGAGGGTCTGCTGAGCGATTTTCTCGTAGCCATCCTCGACCGACTGGTACTGAGGCAGCAAAAAGTCGTTGTCCTTCTCCTGAAGGTAGTTGATCGCGGTCCCGGCAGTGATTCCGGTAGGCGCGGTGCCCTTCGACACCTGATGCTGGCCTGTGATGTCCTCCCAGTCGGCCAGAACCCTGTCCTGCTGGCTGACGTAGTACTCCGGAAGGGGCGTGAGCGGGATCGGAGTCGGCGGCTGAGACCCAGCCTTGTACTCGACAAGCAGGCCAGGCTCGTTGGTGAGCTTCCCTGGAACGATAGACCCCTTGACTGCTAGTAACTGAGGCCGGGCCATCCGATACCCGGCCTCAGAGATCTCACTGCGGATCTGGTTGTACTCGCGCTGGAGCTGGTTGGTGTCAACGAGGGGGGAATCAGCGTAGAACTGGCCAGTCTGGATGTGCTCGAACTTGGTGTACGGGTACATGTTGTGGTCGTAGGGCAGGCCCTCGCGATAGAGACCCACCAGGAAGTCGTCAACGATGACAACGACACCCCCCTCTGGAAGGTGCTTGGTCGCCCCCGGCTTGCACCAGCACTCGTAGACGATCACCGAGTTGGCCGGTCGTCCGGCTGCCTGGAGGTTCAGGTAGCCCTCTTCGAGGATCGAGTTCGCGCTCGATACAGTGGGCTGGATGTCTTTGCCCCCCAGCTCCTCACCAAAAAATGCCTTCACCCACTGCACTGATTTGGTGTAGGCGTTGATGACGAACGGCTGGTCCTCGATGTCCTGCTCACGGAGGTCCGGCACGAAGAGATGGAACGGGGTGATGGCTCCGAACCGGATGTCCCCGTACTGGTTCAGGTCCTTGTCAACGCAGACGCTCGGGTCCCACCACGTCTTGACGAATCCGTTGCCGGTCATGACCATCCACCACGCGGCACGAGTGAAATGCTGTCGGAGCTTGCGGGTTTCCGAGATCGATTCCCACGCCTGCTCCCCCGCGAGGGCTGCTCTCAGGTCCTCATCCTCAGACGTAGCCGGAACGGAGATGGCCTGAGGGATCGAGGCGAGGAACTTCGACAGCTCAGTGCGGAAAAACGAGCGAGTCCGGTTGACCGTCTTGCGGCGCTTGTAGTACGGGGCCTTCGGCGTCACCAGCCGGTCCTGGAACGTGTTCCCAGGGCTTGTAGACCTGACCTGCTCAGCGTACTGATTGCCGAAGAACATGCTCATGTTCTGGAACCACTGCATACGCTTCTGCTGCTGAGCACGCTTGGCGCTGGTGAACTCACCAGTGAAGAACGCTACGAGATCCTGGCCTTCCTTGGTCTCGCGAAACTTCGCTACATCGAGCTTTTCCTCACTCGGCGGGAGGACTGTCGGAGCCGCTGAAGCGGTAGAAATCTGTGGGGTCAATACCGGCATCGGAGAGGAAGCCTTCTTCGTAGCCATTTACTTCGTCTCCTCGCTCGGCCAAATCTTGATTTCTTGCTGAGATTCGTTCCATCTCAGCATCCTCGCTCGGGTCAAACGAGCTGCCATCATCATATCCCGATGGACTCATTACCTGAACTTGCTGGAACGCTATCGGATCTTTTGTTGCGAGAAGCCCGATTGCTTTGTCGATCAGCGCTGTTTGCGATTCTACGACCTTGGTGTGTTCCTTCTGGCTTTCCAGAGCGCTGCTCGCCATTCGTGACAAAAACACCTGAGTCACTGTCATCTCCTCTGACCTGATCCGGTCCTGCCTCCGCCACGACAGCGCCAGCAATCCGATCAGCAAGGCCACCAAGACGAGTAGCGAGATCGCTAACAGTTCCACCGATATTCTCCTTCATTGCATCGGCATAGCCGAGGTCGTACCCAATCTGCTGAATCCTAAGCAGCTCGTCCCGGAACGGCTCGAACAAGCCTGCTCCCTCTGCCATCTCGCGAATGGTAGCTGCTGCGAGGTAGACGTGAGCGCCCCCGTAGACCGGATCGAACATTGCATCGAACTTACTGACCTTCAGGCCGGTATCCACGAACGGCCCATTCGGGCTGTTCGTGATGAAATCAATGCCAGGCATCTGTGCTGCTGTCTCCACGAGCTTGAACCGGCTCGCTGCGTCGAAATCAACCACTGTAAAAATCCTCCATCGACTCTGTGGTTTCCCACTTTGTTGACAACTCATCGTCAACAAACTTTACATCCTCTTCGTTGCGTAGACGCAACATCATCTCGGCATAGGGGATGGTGGTTGGTAGCTTATCAACCTTCGAGGGCATTCCCGCGTTACCGTCGCCTGCAAGATCCGGCATCATCGTAGCGAAATATCGAGCCGAGTCGAATGCGTGGTCATCCTTCTTGTGAACTTCCTCTTTTTTGTTCATGTCGTAGGAGTTCTTGTCGCTGGAATAGTCGGCCCACCGGAGTTTCCTCATCTCCCGGATGAAGTTCACGCAGTTGCTCGTGACAACCCACTTCGGACGGTCATCGCCCCAGGCAGTCCCATTCGTGAGCCGGAAGTACGCCTGCATCTTTTCAATACCGATCATCACGGTACGAGGTACGCCTTCAGTGCCGATGTAGATACCGTGCTGCGCGTACTCCTCTATGTAGCTCGTGCCAGTTTGCCCTGTGTGCTGGTTCCCGGCAGGGTCTCCGACACGGGTATCAGGCCAGCGATTCCAGGAAGTCTCTCGGAGGTTCACGATAGAGGCGTGCTCAGCCACCACCATGTGATCTCGGTAATGCTCAGCGAACGTCACGATGTCGCCACGAGGGGATACAGCGTGCCAGAGCCAGGCAGTCGGGTTGTTGTAGCCAAAGTCCACAGACGAGTACCACTCCCAGTTCCTGGGAGGGATGAACGGATCGATGACGTGGGTATCCGGCCTCCAATTTGGGAAGATCAGGCCCGAGCGAGCCACGAATTTACCGCTCTCACGGATCTGCTTCTCCTCGGCTGACATTCCGATCATGAACCGGCTGAAATTCTCGGCCTTCAAGTACGGGTTCTGCTCTGCCGACAGGGTGAAGATGTCAACGAGATCCGGCTTATTCGGCAGGTCTTCCCCGGCATTCTCCGCTGGCTCCCACAGCAGGTCGAAAGTCCAGCCCATGCCCTTGACCGGGGTGGCTGCGATGACCCACCAGCCGTCGTAGTCGAGGAGCCTCATCATGTTCTCGTTGAAGATGTTCTGAGGTGGTTCCTCATCGAAGTAGATGATGTGCCTCGGGACACCACCATGCTTATCCAGCTCCATACCGTGGGTCAGGAAGTCAATGGTCGATCCGTTGGAGAAGGTGAATATCAGGTTCTTGGAGTCCCAGCTCTTGTCGAAGCTGCCGTCGATCAACATGGACGAGGCGCACCAGCGCTTGAGCTTCGGCAGGATGATCTGCTCGATACCTTTTGACACATCTACGACAACGAATCGCTGCTGAATCGGCCCCTTGCCCCAGTCAGCCGGACGGTCCCGATACGGGTGTATGTTCATTGCCCAGAAGATGGCCTCGACCACGATGGCGTCGGTCTTGCCACCACGGTTACCTCCAGCACAATACCGGCCTACCTTGGTAGACCTGTGGAATCGCTCCTGCTCGGGGTAGGGCACGTAGTTGAGGACCGTGACCTTGTTGATGCTCTTATCGAGTTCATCGACCGCAATGCTGAACAGGTCGAGGAGTGGTACGTGCGCTGGCCTGGAGGGACTCATGCTGTAGTCGAATCTGTCGCACCAAGCTTCACCAAGGCCGCAATAATGGACGCAACAGCCGTGTTTCCGCCGCGTGCGCCAACGATTGTGACACCGGCCAGGAGCTGTACGGAGTCGGAGCCATTATGGGTGTGGGCACCGGAAGCCGCCTGTGCTGGCTGAGGCCCGATGGTGTGATGCTGGGCCTCGGGTCTAACGTCGAGATCTGAATTCGCATGAAAGTCCTCTACTACCTGAGCGTCCGGCTTCGGATTATCCGATAGCGATTTCGCCAGCTTGTCTTTACCGCTTGAGCTGAGTCCCATGAGCACCAGTGTACGACAAAGGCCCCGATCTTTCGATCAGGGCCTCTTGTCACTGGCAGCTGTCACACTGCAAGTCGTCCATCGGATCTGTCGGAACTATGTAGCCCTCGACTTCATCCGGGTTCATGACTTTTTGATGTAGCCGGACAGAAACGCTGTCAGAGCCACGACAGCTGCCGACACCAGCGGTGCCCACGAGCCGAGGCTATTGAACACGTCCGGGCTGATCCCGCTGAGAATCGCCACGAGGATGACGACGAGCGAGCCTCCGATACCAGCGGCTGCCACCTTCTTGACAGGAGCCTTTGAGGTCGGCTGATTTAGATTTGACATGCTATTCCTTTCCTAGAGCTTCGACTTCAGTAGTGCTACGACAGCAGCGGGGTTGGCCTCGATAGCAGAAACCACAGTAGAGAGATCCACGGTAGCTGTAGATCCGACAGGGATGGCCTTAATCGCATCGAGAATCGGAGTCAGGTCTGTTCCGGGAGTGGCTGCGGCCAGCTTTGCCTGAACATCAGCGACCATCTTTCGGAGGCCAGCTGTCGGATCAGTGAGCGCCCAAAGAGCAGTGTCGAGCTTCTTTTGTACTGACGTTCCACCGTTAGCGCCGTTGAGATTATCCAACACTGGCTTCATCTGCCCGATCATCCAATTGATGTCGTCCAGCGTTTTAGCCTGTTCCGGCGTCATGTCTACCTCCTCGATAGGTGTGGAGCTTGAGCCAGCGGTCGTGATGGTGCTGATCTCAAAATGCCACGGCTCTTGTGGTCTGAAGTTTATTCCAGTGCATACTACCCCGAACTTAGGCCCATTGGTTCGTGCCCAGATAGATCGAACGCTATCGAGCTGAGCTATCCCGCTGCCAAGATCCACAGCATTTCCGTGGGTTACCTCGTCATGTCGGGATGTGTAAGGCACAGCAGCGAGAGCTGCGTAGGGGGGCGTGCTACCCCTCGCAAGATACGCCTGGTACTCATTCCACAGCTGGAGCTGTCGGGGCCTAGATCTAGTTCCCTCAGTGACTGCAAGAGCCACTCCGAATTTGGCACGAAACGCTTGAGCAAAGGCCCGAAGATTGGGCAGACAAGCTACATCAATCTTCTGCATTACTCCGAGAACGGGAGATAGGCCGTCAAGCGATGACGACCTGCCGATCTCAACAAGTGTGGGCATTACTTCACCACTCCAAAGAACTTCACTGTTCCTGTCATCGTCCCACCGGCACTAGCCAGAAGTCTAAATCCGTCATACGAGGTCGATAGAGCATGAGTGCAGCCGAACAATTCGGCTGATTGAACAGCAGAGCCAAATGAATGTCCCCTGCCCCCCAGCTCAGTAGGGGTAGCGATAAAGGCATTCCAGATGTTGATTTCTCCGTAGCTCCTCGTCACACCACCATTAGTAATCTGCATGGTGGTAGAGCTAATCGCTGCGCTGGCATTGGCCGCACCGTTGGATACGAAGTAACTTCCTGCATAATCAGTTGCACCAGCAGCCGGGTTTCCAGCAAGACACATTTGTAAGTTCAGTGATCCAGCTACAGAGCGAGCTGTGATGTTGTACCGGCAGATAACTTCATCAAATTCGGCAGAGAATACTCCGCTGAACACAGGGTTAGTTGCACCAGCAAGAGTGATAACACCGCTAGGACCAAAGGTAACTCCAGTAGCAGCAGGCCCTGTCGGGATGATGGGCACGAGTCCCGCCCCCATAGTCCTCCATGCAGCACCGTCATAGCGCTGTGCAACATCCCAATCCGTTCGGAACACTCGGTCACCATCGACAGGGGCTGGGTACAGCGCATCTCGAATGGCAGCACTCGCGGCGTTCGGTTCGCTGTTCGCTGGCAGCCATCGAGCCACAGCTGAGGAGTACACCATGAAGTTCCGGGTGTCGGTCTCAAAAATGCCCTGACCGTCATACGGAGTTGGCGGTCGGGTAACACTGGTCTGCACAGAGAACCCGATAGCAGCATCGATGAGATCCATGTTGCCGTTGATCTTGTCAACGTCGGCCACTTCATCGGGCAGGTTGGTCCCGGAGAGACCTCCACCTGGCTTATAGAGGGCGAGCCGAGTAGTCAGTGCGGACATTATTTTCCTCTCGCAATCTGAGACTGCTCGATCAGGGTGTATCCAGCGATCTGAGCCTG